ACAGCGCCGCTGCCTTGGCTGTTGGTGGCACGCCGACTGCTGTTGTTGCGTGGCGTAATAAGTTCTCCAATGACAGTGAGCCTGTTCAGCTTGAGCGCTTCTACACGTGGCTCGTCTTCCAGCTTGGCATCTTCAAGCCGGACATCATCGCTGTCGAGGAGCTTGCCGTCTTCATGAACAAGAACACGATCAGGACGCTGGCACGGCGGGAGGGCGTTGCCCTGCTGGCTGCCAAGAAGCGTAACGGTTCGATCGTTCTGAACCCATCGATCGGCCGTGCTCGCAATGCTGTCTTCGGAGTTCCCATGAACACCTCCAAGGAGGTAGCATGGGAGTTGATGCGGGAGCGCTATCCGGACTTCAAGTTCGCAAACTCCAACCAGGGTGGCATGGATCAGGCCGACGCCCTCACTCATGCGCTGGCTGCGCCAACTTTGCTTGAGCGCGGGTGAGCATCGATGCCCGGACGGCGGGCATAGGTCGTCGTAACTGCAAGCGCTGCACCAGGTGGAAGCACAACGTCGAGTTCCGCTGGCGCTGGCGGATGCGCCAGGTTGCTGGGCGACCGCGACGAGCCCCTGCTCCGACGATCGATGTCATCTGTGTTGTCTGTCGTCGGGAGGAAGAGCGCGAACGCTATGCCAACAAGACTGCTGAGGAGAAGCAGGAGCTTGGCAGGCGAGCTAACAACAACACTCGCCTGCGCCGCCAGCGGGAGTATGAGCTTCAAGAGTCGTTGCGGGCCACTGTCAAGGTGCTTGCTGGAACTGAGAAGAAGCTGCGTGGTGACACGCTGCTCCCGCTCATGCCATTCAGGCTGTGGTTGCTGAGCCATCTCAAGGAATACGGTGGGCTGGCCGGACTTGCCAAGCGAGTACGGCTGTCAGAGGACACGATTTTGCCGTATTTGGAGGGGATTTGGTGGGAGACGGACTGCCGCCCGCATCCCCTGGATGGGGTCCGGCTGGGGTTCGTGGACAGCTTCTTCACGCGCCTGGCGATCCCTGACCAGTTGGTTGTCATTTACCCTCTGATGGACGAACTAGACGCAGAGACTTACAGGGATGAGTAGAATGGCCTGCTATGGCAGCAGAACTGGTCCCGGCAGACCCGGAGCGGAGCGGGTCCATAGGGCTCACATCGACGCAGGTCAACGCCCTGGAGCAGCTTCACCGGCTGGGTGCGCAGCCACGGGCGAACCCTGACGACAAGTACGACTCCAACCCACAGATCCGTGCCCTCCAGATGGTCTTCGAGGGGCGCTTCGGTGGCGGGCCACGTACCACTCGCAGCCGCCAGCAGCGGATCTCAGTCGGCCTCACTGAGTACGTCCGTGGCCATCTCGGCAAGAAGGTCCAGAAGGCCCTGGACCGCGCGCTCAAGGCGGATGCGGGGGAACGCATCAACCTGGATGCCATCAAGCTGATTGTCGAGATGGAGCACAAGGAAGCCAAGCTCCAACTCAGTGAAGACCAGGCTGACATCGACAACCAGACCAAGGAGGAACTGCTAGCAACCCTCTTTGAACTCGTCCAAGATGCACAGACAGCGAGCGTGATCAATGCCACCTTCAGCGACATCACCCCGCAGCCCTCCGAAGAAAATCTCCTTGCGCTCAGTCAGGAGGTCAGGCGGCGCGAGCAGAACGAGGCAGCCAGAGCCCGTCAGGCCCGATCCCGAGCCCGTGCATCCGCTGCTGAAGGCGGCGAACGCAACGGAGATTCATCCGACGCTCCTGCAAATGGGATTGACACTGGACGTGCTCGACAGCATGGACGCCGAGTCCCTGCGAGCGATCGTCCAGCGCGTCCAAACCCTATCCCGGAAGCTGCGCTACGACGGGCCGCAGAACGACGACGAGCTTCACGAGTGGGTAAAGCAGAACCTCCGAGTTGACATCCCGCGTGTTGCGGTCTGCCCGGACCATATCGCGCCGTTCACCTTCCTAGCGGATCTCTACTTCGAGCGCACCTCAGCGGCGCTCGCACTTGCAAATCGTGGTGGTAGTAAGACGTTCATCGTCGCCTGCCTCCACTTCCTCAACTCGACTTACAAGCCAGGTTGTGAGTCGATGTCGTTCGGAGCTACCGAAGGCCAGGGCCAACGCTGCTACCAGCACATCGAGGACTGGTGCTACAAGCGCGACGAGGAGACTGGCCGTCGTACGAACGAGGTCAAGGACTTCATTCTGGACAAGCCGCTGAAGTCGCACACCGTCTGGAAGACCGGCTCGCGTGTCGAGGTCGTCGCCGGTTCAGAGAACGCCGTCTCTGGCCCGCACCCTGCCAAGGCTCATGCCGACGAGATTGACATGATGGAGGAGCCGGTCTGGAACCAGAGCCGTGGTATGGCGGTGTCGCTCCCGGCCAAGGGTCCGCTGCCAACCTTCATGTCACACTTCCACGGTGTGATCCCACCGCAGGACATCGCCACCAGTACGCGCAACTCGCTCAAGGGCCGGATGCAGAGCATTCTGGACGAGATCGAGGATGACATCAAGGCTGGTGATATCCCGCAGTTCGATCTCTACACCTGGTGCATCTGGGAGACGGTGGCTGAGGTTCCCAATTGCCAGTGCGCTCCCAAGGAACAGCGCGAGGCGCGACTGCGTGAACTCGGCCTGCCGATCACTGACCTGTGCAGTTGTCATCGTGTGGCCAAGGGCGTGTGGGGCATGGATGCTCCTGCCAGTCACCTTGTCGGTGAGCGACGACGACTCGTCCATGTCTGTGCGGTCTACGATGCCGCCGATCCGACCAACACCAAGCCGATCGATGGCAAGGCGTTCCATTCGCGTGGCTGGAAGCCGTACGTGGATCTCATGCGCAGCTTCAAGCGCAACACGCCTGGCACCTGGGTGCTCCAGCATGAATGCCGCCAAGGCCGGGACGAGAACGTCTACATCCCGAATTGGAGTTTGTCAACCTACGGGGTACGCTACTACGAGCCACATCCGCTGTACGGGCCGATCTACCAGGGCGTGGACTGGGGCACTGATCACCCCGCTTGCGTGCTGTGGTTCCAGTATTTGACATGCGAGGTGCCAGCGCTCGACTTCGAGATGCAGCCAATCTACTTGGCACCTGGTACTTACGTGCTGTTCAAGGAGATCTACGTGGCTGGGATCTCCACCGAGACGCTGGCCCAGCGCGTTGTCAATCAGGAGCAGATCTACCGCAACGAATACGGGCCAGCCTGGAGCGTCAAGGGCCGCTTCTGCGACCCCGCAGGGGCCGGGGACCGCCTCACCTTCGCCAACTACGACCTGAAGTCGTCCTGGCCCTACAAAACGCGCAACAAGGCGCGTATGATTGAGACGGTTCAGAACCTCGTGATCGATGACATGTTCGCTGTCGATGTCGAATGCGAGATGTTCTGTGAAGAAGTCGAGATCTGGCAGAAGAACCCCAAGACTGACAAGGAACTTGATAAGTTCAACCACGCAATGGCGGCTTGGCGCTACGGCATCAGCAATGCCGAGGTGCTGGAGTCCGCCAAGCGCAAGAAGCTGGGTGGCAATCAGCCGACCGCCAACCAGGGTGGCAGAAGGGACCGGCAGTTGCTCATCGTGAGTGCAGCCCGTCGTCCTCCGGTTGCTGACTATCAACGCAACTACGGAAGTGTTGCGTTCAGTGGAGGCACGGGTGCGCCGCTTGATCCTCGATTCATGATCAGATAACAGCGAGGTAGATGATGCCAACCGGAGCGACCAAGCGCGGTTCAGGTGGGGTGAGCGGGCCGTCAACAGCCGACATGGCAAGCTCGAAGATCGAGACGACGGTTGTTGATCCCAAGGAACTGGAGAAGATGAAGAAGTCGGTGCTCGGCGTCGAGCAGGCACCGGCTCTCTCTGAGATGACACCGGACCAGAACACCTGGTCCCAGTTCCGTGACACCCTCGGTCCGCCGTTTGACAGCGAACGTGTCACGATGACACAGTGCCGTCAGATCCGCAAGGACCCGATGGTCGCCTTCGGACTGCACTACCTCAAGGTGCCGCTGGCCCGAGCCGAGTGGCACATCGACGCCTACGACCAGAGCGGTCCGAACCCGCAGATCGCTGCCTTCGTGGATGCCTGCCTGCGCAAGATCTACGCGCGCTTCATCTTGCAAAGGAGCTTGGCAAAGGACTTCGGCTACCAGGGGATGAGCAAGCGCTTCATCTGGGAGAACCCTGGCGGCTTCTACATGGACCCGAAGGCCACCGATCAGACAAAGGCGCTCAAGCCCGCCTGGGACGAGGGTGAGGTGCTGCCGATCATCTGGAAGCAGCCGGTGGCGCTGCGCCCGGAGACGACACTGCCAACCTTCGATGACAAGACCGGCGAGTTCACCGGCATCGCCTACACGGCACCGCAGGGCGTCGGTCGGCGCAAGTCCACTGGTGGCGGTGCAGGCCAAGCGCAGGGCGTGCAGCAGTACGACATCTACCACTCGTACTGGGTTGCCAACATGAAGGACGATGAGCACGGGTCGATGTACGGCTACCCGCTCACCGGCTTCGCCCGCGACTACTGGTGGGCGTACCGCTTCCTGTTCATGATGAGCAACCGGGCTTACGAACGACTGGCGATCCCGCCCGTCCTCGCCTACCACCCGGAGGGCAGCACCCTTGTCGATGCCGAGACGCAGGAGATGCGTCCGAACTGGGAGATCGCCCTGGAGGCTGCGGAGCGACTGCGTACCAACGCCGTGGCCGCTGTTCCCAGCACCATGGCGACCGCTGGACTCGACGCCTCTGCCACTCAACGAGAGTGGGACTTCAAGTTCATGGAGACGCCGTACGAGGCGCTGACGGTCTTCAACGAGCGCTTCAACTACCTCAATGTCATGAAGCTGCGGGCCGTCTGGGTGCCCGAGCTTGCCTTCATCGGCAACGGGGTGGGTGGCAACTCGGCTGGCAACATCGCGGAGCAGATGGCCGAGATGCTGGTCGAGTCGCAGGCGTTGGAGATGGACGAGTGCGACGAGGACATCAACCGACTGTGGATTCCCCAGCTTCTCACGCTCAACTTCCCCGACTTCATCAACAACGGTGGCGTTGCCAAGAAGGTTTCCCATGGCTTCCGCAAAGAGGACGTGGAGTTCTACAAGCAGATTATCCAGCTACTCGGCCAGACCAACCCCGAGCTACTGGCGCAGGTCGATCTGGTGGAGGTCTTCCGGCGCATCGGGACGCCGCTGAAGTCGCCGGACGCGCTCGAAGCAGAGCGCCAGCGGCTCGCCACCCAACAGGCCGCAGGCCAGGCTCCCGGCGTCACACCAGCGCGCGGCGGGCTCGGCATCATCCGTAACCCCGGTGCCAACCCCGGTGTCACGAGTGGCGGATCATCGCCCAACCCGACGCCATTCCTCAATGGCAATGCGGCTGTCGGATTCTCCGATACGCCGCCGATGGTCTACGTCTACGGTGGCGAGACGTACAGCGTGGCTGCCCAATTCGCTGACGGCGACACCGACGAGTTCCTTGCCAACCTGCCTACCAGCAAGCACTACCAGGATCGGGCGATCCGGGCGCTGATGCTGCAACTGCGACGGCTCTGGCTGGGTCACTACCGCAATCTCTTCCCCGAGTTCGCAGCGCACGTCAGCCAGGTCAAGCTCGAACTGAGCGATCTGGAACTGGAGGGCGAGGAGGTCTACGATGGCAACTCGCTTTACGCGATGTTTGCCAATGGCGACAGTGCGAGCGACAAGGCACGTCGGGTCACGGCTAAGGCGGCGGACAAGGCGGCTCGCCTGCTGCTGCGCACATGGGGCCAGTCATCTGACAAGTTGGCTGAGCTACGCGACCGCTCCAAGACGATTCTGAGGAAGGTGCTCGATCGCCAGATCATCATCGATCAGCGTGCCACCGGCCTCAAGGCCGACATGGACGCCAAGTCGGATGACATCGAGGAGTTCCTGGACACCCAGGTCGGCCGACTGATCCGGCTCACTCAGGGTACGATCAAGGACGAGCTTCGCGCCTTCCTGACCGAGCAGATCAGGGAGGGCAAGAGCAGCGCAGAGATCGCGGACGAGATCCGTGCCCACTTCAGTGGCTTCGAGGGGGCCAAGGCCGACCGCGTGGCCCGCAGCGAGATCCGCGATACGGTCAACGCAGCAACCCTGTTGACAGGAGAGGCGATCGGGCTGCGCTACACCCGTGCCAGCGATGGCAATCAGTTCGATGCCGAGTGCGCCGATCGCGACGGCAAGCTGTTCACGATCCGGGAGGCGTGGCGTGAGATGCGCCGCGAGCACCCTTACGGCACGCTGGGATTCGACCTGATCCCGAGGATCAACTTCTCGGTCGAGACGGTTACCAAGCTGCCTGGCGGGGCGGGTGACGATCCGGAGATCACCGCCTGGTTTGACAGTTCGACTGACACGGCGTTTATGCTGATGGATCAATCGCAGGAGGACAAGGACGAGTTCCTGTACTGCGTGGCCGACCTGGTGATGTCATGAGCGTCGAGCAGCAAGATGGCAACCTGGTGATGTTCGCCCGTGCACCGGGCCAGGTGGCTGCACAACCGCCGTCCTCCGGTGCAGTTGTCCGGCGTGGCGCAGCGTCGGGCAACCCCAACTTCGATCCGGTGACAGGCAAGTTTGCAGGAGGCAGACTGAAGGCGCTCAAGGACAAGGTGGAGGCAGGCGGTGCAGGTCGGGGTCCCCAGCAGACGCAAGCGCAGAAGGCGAACATGGACCCGGTGGCGTTCCAACGTCGCAAGGATCTCATCCGCCGTGCTGCGGCTGCCATGGAGGAGTTCACGATGACCACTGCCGGTCAGTGGTTGGAGGCGTTCGGTGTGGACGTGGCCAGCGCGAACGTGGAACAGTTCCTTGGCGATGTCCGTCAGCAACGCATTGACTACCTGGTTGATGCGATGCGTCCGAATCTGCGGGCGACGGTGGATGCGCAGCATCAGAACCAGGTGGTCACGCTCAAGGCCCCTGCCGCTTGGACTTCTGCGACTCTCAACACGCTCACGGATGGGGAGATGCTCCAGTTGTACCAACGGCTCGCAGGGCAGGGCTTCGACCCGGAAGACGTGCAGAAGAACCTTGTCAAGCGAGTTCGCAACAAGAAGCGCAAGGCGGCGCTCGATCAACTGTTCGGAGAAGCAGCACCGGTACAAGGGCAACCAGCGCAGTAGGCGAGGAGACTGGTCATGAAGGAGATCGGACGGCGAATCTGGTATGAACCGTCAGTGGCAATCGGATTGCTGTTGACGGTGGCGATGTTCGTGATCACGCTGCTCAACGACACGGAGTGGGACTGGAACACGATCCTGCTCGTCTGTGGCCCACTACTGACCGGCCTGGGCATTCGTCCGACTGTCAAGCCGACTGCCAAGATCGATGACGAGAACGCGGCTACGGCCCGGAAGAAGCTTCAGCCGCGATGAGCATTCTCCCTGGATTCGAGGATCTGAAGGCGCGCGATGTGCTCGCCTTCAACTCGGATGGCACTGTCACCGTCGTTGTGGGCGACAAGGTGGAGCGCTACCAGATGTGCGTCAACCCCACTGGCAGCTTCTCGGCGCACGCGATTCCTGCCAGGAAGCCTGATCAGGTGGAGGAGCCCAAGCGTGTGCCGGTTGCGCTACGATGGGCGAACACCGATCAAGGCGCTGCGGCTATGCAGCGTGGGGAGATGTAAATGGCAATCAAGCTGATACGTAACTCGAAGAATTTGCCGTGTGGCCGCTGCGGCGGGATTCACGACTTCATCACTCGGCTCAGTGAAGACGCACCGTGTGACACGCCGGTCGCCTTCAGTGAGCAGATCGCCAAGCTCAACGCGCGGCTCCATGCCAATGGCGATCGTGATGTCGTCAACGTGCCTCATGAGCTAACCAAGCTCGTTGTCATGGATGACAGCGCGCGAAGCCTCCCTCGCACCGGCTCACAGCCACTTCGCCTGGCGCAGTTCGAGTTGATCGTGCGGTCGGCCTGAGCACCGACGACTGGATTCGCGTCCTCGTCTGCGTCATCTGCATCGTCATCATCCTGTTCGGTGCACTGATCCTCAGCGTGCCGGGACTGGTCGAGCAGTTGACGATCTAGTGATATGATCGCGGCTACGTTGACGACGACCGGAGGATCTTCCATGCAGTACACGCTTGATTGGGTGCGCGAACAGGTGACTCGGCTGCTATCTGACGCTGACAAGCGTGCTGGCAATGTACGGGTACACCCGAACGGGTTCATTCAGGTGGACCTGCTGCCCGTCGAAGAGACGTGGCATGAGAGTCACAAGCAGGGCCACAGTGGGGCAAACCTGCGCCTGCACGTCTGGAACCCGCCCAATCACCAGTTGCCTCATCAGGAGACTGTCAACGAGATTCACGATCACGTGTTCGACATGCGGTCCACCGTGGTCAGGGGCCAACTCAGCCAGTGCCTCTATGCCTTCGAGGTTGGTGTCAGTCCAGAGCCGACGCATGAGCTATACCGGGCGGTCTACA